TTCAGGACCAATTAAAGCTGGTACTATTAAAGAAACTACTGGTACTACTTTAGGAACTGATGTAACAAATACTGGTTTTGTACAAATGGTACAATCTAAATCAGTTGTTTTAACTGGAGCTACAGCGAATACAACTGTTGCTGTTATTCCAGCTAACTCTCAAATCATCGATGTTAAATTAGATGTTGTTGCAGCAGCAGACGATACTAACGCTGCTACTGTTTCAGTAGGAACTGACGCAAACGGAACTGCATATATTGCTTCTTCAAACGCTAAAGCGGTTGCAAGAACAACTCCAGTTGATGCTGCTATTCCTAACTTAGACGATGTAGGAACATCTGATTCTAATGTTGTTGCTGTATTTACAGCTACAGATGGAGATGGAACTACTGGTGAAGCTATTGTAACTGTACAATACGTACAAAACAATAACGTAACTTAATATTTCTGAGGGCCTTCGGGCCCTCGTAAATAAGGAGATATAATGTTTGAAAAAATAACATCTGCAGGAGAAGCTCTTAGAAATCTTTTTGGAAAAAATGAAGATGAAGACACTAGAAATACAGCAGAAAAAATTTATGAAGTAGAAAAAGCTAAAGAAGAATATAAACCTACTAAAGAACAAGAAGAAATTGGTAAAACTGAAGATTTACCAGGAACTGAAAGTATTGAAGAAATTTTAAAAGCTGAATCTGCTAAAAAAGAAGAAGAAGGTAAAGAAAAACAGTTAGATGAAAAACTAGCTGATATAGAAAAAGTATTAGATAAATTTTCAGAACAAACACCATTAGGAACTGGACAATCTCCTTTTAGAGATACAGTAAGTAGTTTAGATTTGAATAAACCAATTGATTTTCAAAAAATAATGGCGACTGATTATGTAAAACCATTTATAACGCAACAAACAACTAGCCCAAAAGACAGAATTGCGTTATTATATGAAGAATTAAAAAAACAAGGATTAGCTTAAGGAGGAAAATATGGCAGGATCTGATATATTTGCAAACAGTGTAACCACTCAAGGTTCTAACGTTGCGGTATTTGCTGGACCTACAAGATTAAAAGCTTTCATCATTACGCCTAGTGCTGTTGCTGGAACTGTTACTTTTGTAGATGACGCTACTACTAAATTCGTTGTATCAACAGGTGCTAGTGCTGATAGTGGACCTATTAACATAAGTTTACCAGATGAAGGTGTAAAATTTGGAACTAATTTAAAAGTTAATATTTCTGCAAATGGTGCAAGTGCTGTAACTTGTTTCTTTGCATAATGGCAACTTCAGGAACAGCAACATTTAACTTAACTGTTAATGATGTTATACAAGAAGCTTTTGATAGAATAGGAGGAGATCCTATTTTAGGTTATGACGTAAGATCAGCTAGACGTAGTTTAAATATTATGTTTAGTGATTGGGCTAATCGTGGTTACAATCAATGGACAGTTGAATTAAAAGATTTATCATTAACTCAAGGTACTAATGAATATACTTTAGACTATGATACAGTTGATATTATTAATGCTAATATTTTAGATAGTAATACTGAATATTCAATGACACGTTTAGGTATAAACGATTATGCTGCTATATCAAATAAAACTTCTCAATCAAGACCTACACAATTTTATTTACAAAGATTAAATACACCTGTAGTAAAAATTTATCCAACACCTGACCAAGCTTACACATTAAGATATTATCGAATGAGAAAAATACAAGATATTACAGCTTCTACTGTAAATGGAGTAGAACAAAATATTGATATACCATTTAGAGCTTTTGAATGTATGTGTGCAGGTTTAGCTTATTATATGTCTAAAAAAAGAACTGGTATAGATCAAGCAACTAGAGCTGAATTAAAATTAGATTACGAACAAGCTTACGAAAGATTAATTGCAGGAGATGACTCACCTTCTACTAGAATTTTACCTAGTACGAGTTATTATAACTAATGCCAAGATTTGCTGATAGAAGTAATAAACCTCATAGAGCACCACATCAAAAATTTTCTGGTGGTAAATATGCTAGAGCTATCTCTGATCGTTCTGGTTTAGAATTTCCATATAATGAAATGGTATTTGAATGGAATGGAAGTTTAGTACATACTTCAGAGTTTGAAAAAAAACAACCACAATTAGATTTAACATATTTTACAGATGCGCAATCTTTACAAGATGCAAGACCTCAAGCTAATTTATCAGCTACTGGAGGTGTTCCTAATCAAATTACTTTAATATATCCTTCTACATCAGGTGCAGTATCTAATGTAGGTGTCGCACAAGCAAGCACAAATTTGTTACAAACTGCTTTAGGAAGTGTTACAGTGTCTACATGATAAATCAAAAAAAATTAGGAGTTATGATCGCAACTCCTTGCTATGGCGGTCAATTAACAGAATCATATTTACACGGTATTTTAAATGCAGTAACTGAAGCTAATAAAAAAGGAATACAGTTACATTTAAATACTATGGGTAATGAAAGTTTAATTACTAGAGCTAGAAATACTTTAGTAACTCAATTTCTTGACGCTGATAAAAAAGATCCAAATAAATTTACACATTTAATGTTTATAGATAGTGATATAGGTTTTGGTGGAGAATCTATAATGAGATTATTAGAAAGCGATTACGATGTAGCTTGTGGAATATACCCTAGAAAATCTATAGATTGGAATACAGTTAAATCTCACGCTGAGAAAAAAGATTATGAAAATTTAGAACAAAAAGCTTTAGGATATAATTTAAATTTTGCAAATCCATTAAATATAGAAGTTAAAAATGGATTTACTGAAGTATTAGACGCAGCGACAGGCTTTATGTGTATTAAAAAAGAAGTATTTTATAAAATGATAGAAGCTTACCCTAATCTTAAATATACATCTGATCAAATAATAAATGGAGATAGATTTTCAAGTGACAATTGTTATGCACTTTTTGACTGTATTATTGATGAAAAAAGTAATAGATATTTATCAGAAGATTATGCTTTTTGCAGATTATGGCAAAAAATCGGTGGAAAGATATACGCTGATCTACATAGTCCTCTTACGCATTATGGTACATATGCATTTAGAGGTCATGTATGGACTAAGTTTAAAATTGAAGGAGTAGAGCCAAATGCCAATGACGTACAGCAGCCTAAAGAATGATATTCAAGTATGGGCAGAAAATACAGGAACTGATTTTACAGCACAGTTAGATACCTTTATTGGTAATACTCAACAAAAATTATCTAGAGAAATTGATCCTACTGGATTTAATCAAAATGTAACTTCTTCTACTTCTATAGGAGATAGATTTATTACACTTCCATCAGCAATTGAACCTATGCTTTTAAATTATTTTAATATAATAGACAGTGAGGGTAATAGAGTATTTTTAGAAATTAAACCATTAGAATATTTACAAGAATATTGGCCTGATGCTTCTTTAACAGGTCAACCTAGATATTTTGCTAATTTTGATGATACTACATTATATTTAGCTCCTACACCAGATGCTGTATATACTATGGAATTAGGTTATCAAGGTAGAATTAATCCATTATCTAATACTAACACTACTAATTGGTATACAGAGAATGCATCTGATGCTTTATTATATGGTTGTTTATCTGAAGCAAATCTCTTTACAAAGAACATGGAAGACTATAATATATACAAACAAAAGTATGTCGAAAGTGTGGCTGCTATTAATAACGAAGCTCGTAGAAACAGAAGAACTGACTACAAGTTTCCAGGTAGTCCACTAGGCGAAAACACATTAACTGGAGGACAATAAAAATGGCAATATCTCAAGCGATTACAGTGTCGTTTAAGCAAGACTTAATGTCGCCTGGCGGAAACTTAGAAGCTCAGACATTGAAGTGTGCACTTTACGACAACACTGCAACTCTTAACGAAAACACTGCTGCATATATTACTGCTAATGAAATTTCAAATAGCGGTACTAACTATACAACTGGCGGTGCAACACTTACAAATGTTACTATCTCTACTGATGGAACAACTGCAATTTTTGATGCTGATAACGTTTCTTTTGCAAACGCAACTATTTCAGCTCAAGCTGCATTAATCTACAACGCTAACAATAGTAATTCTTCTATTGCAGTTTTAGATTTTGGTGGAGTTAAAACATCTACTAATGGTACATTTGAGTTACAGTTTCCTAACGCTGACGCTACTAACGGCTTAATCAGAATAGCATAAGGAGGAAGTCCTTATGGCAAGTACATGGAGCCAAGGTGATTGGAACTTAGGTTCTTGGAATGATGCTGCAGTTGGTTCAGTTATAACTGGCCAATCTGTTACCACATCTGTAGGTGATGTAGTTGCTAATGCTGAAATAAGAACTGGTTGGAGTAGAGGAACATATTCATCAGCTACATGGAATGCTAATCCAGATATATTTGTATCTTTAACTACAGCTGGTGAATTAGAAACATCTTTAAATTTAGGTTTTGGTTGGGGTAGAGAAAGTTGGAACGAAGGTAACTGGAATTCTAGTTTAGGTTTTGTATTAACTGGTAATGGTAATGTATTTGCAACAACTACAGCAGGCGAATTAATTACTACTGCTAATAATATAACTGTTACAGCTAGTGCTCCTATTACTATTAATGGTGAAGAATTAATTATATCTCAAGGTGAAGAAACTGTAACTGGTACAGCTATATTTAATATTACAGGTGAAGAATTATTATCTGCAACTGTTAATACTTTTGCTGTAGCTGCAGGTGGAGCTATAACTATAAATACTCCTACTTTAGAAGCTAATGTAGAGCTTAATAATGATGGTATAGCTGTAGGAACTGCTCAAATACTTTCAATAGATGGTCAAAGTTTAAATACAAATTTAGGAGTTATTGATTTAAGAGCAGATCAAATATTAAGTATAATTGGTGAAGAACTAACAACTACTGCTAATACAATTATAGTAAGTGCATCAGCTTCTATGAATATTACCGGTAATGGTGTAACTATTAATCTATCTAATGCTAATGTCTCAACAGAACAAATATTAAGTATTATTGGAAATCAAGCAAATGTTAATGTTACAACTCTTAAATTTTGGGATCCAATTAGAGGTAATATTATTGAAAATTGGACGAATATTCACTAGACAAATGATGACAAATATATATTATTTACATTATTTAAAATATGGAGTATAAAAAATTATGCCATCAAGTTTTACATCGAGATTAAAATTAGAAAAACAAGCTTCTGGAGAAAATTCAGGAACTTGGGGTAATCTAGTTAATTACGTTTTAAACAGAGTTGACGCTTCTGTTAAAGGTTATCAAGCAGTTGATGTTGCAGGTTCTGCAAACGTTACTTTAACATCAAATAATTCTACATCTAATACAGATGATTCAGCAACAGATGACCAAGCACATAATGCAATATTAGAATTTACAGGAGCTTTAACAGCAAATATAAACGTATTTACTGATGCAGTGGAAACTAATTATGCTGTATTCAATAATACATCGGGAAGTTTTACTTTAACATTTGGTCCAACAGGAGGAGCTGGTGTTGATATTAAACAAGGAACTAAAACTTTAGTTTATACTGATGGTACTACAATGTACGATATCACTAAAGATTTAGGTGATATTCAAGTAACAGGTTTAACAAGTAATGGTGGAGTTACAATTACAGGAAATACTGATGTAACAGGAAATATTGCTCTTAAAACTCAAGGCGCAGTTGTATTTGAAGATTCATCAGGTGGAGAGTTTGCAGCAATTAAAGCTAACGCAACTACTACAAGTTATTCTTTAACTTTACCTCCAGCAGATGGTACTTGCGGCCAAGTATTAACTACAGATGGCTCTGGAAATTTAAGTTTTGCAGACGCAGGCGGCGGCGCTGTAAGTTGGCAAACAGGAAGTATTAAAACTGCTAATTTCACTGCAGTTGCAGGTGAAGGATATTTTGCAAATACTGCAGGTGGAGCATTTACAATGACTTTACCAGGCTCTCCATCAGCTGGAGATATTGTTGCTGTAAAAGATTATTCACAAAATTTTAATAGTAATAATTTAACAGTTGCTAGAAACTCATCTAACATAGATGGAAATACAAACGATGTAACTCTAGACAATACAGCTGAATCTATAACATTTATTTATGTAGATGGAACTCAAGGATGGAAAGTGATTAACAACAGTACTAAAAATTTTGCACCAGCTTATGTAACAGCAACAGGTGGAACAATTACTTGTTGCGGAGATTATAAAATTCATACATTTACAGGTCCAGGTGCTTTTTGTGTAACTAATGTAGGTAATTCACTTGGTAATGATAAAATTTCTTATATGATTGTTGCTGGCGGTGGCGGTGGCGGATCAACTAACTCAACTGACGATGGTGCTGGCGGAGGAGCGGGAGGTTACCGAGAAGGTAAAGACGCCTGTGACCCTTATAGTACAGATGGTTGCACTGCTACTCATATGACTTTAGGAAGCACAGGTTCTTATCCTGTAGTAGTTGGAGGTGGTGGTGCCGGAGGCCCTGGAACACCTAGTGTTCCTGGTACAACAGGAAGTGATTCATCATTTAATAGTATTATATCAGCTGGTGGTGGAGCAGCAAGAGGAAGTGGTTCTACTGAACCCCCATCAATTGCTAACGGAGGATCTGGTGGAGGATCTGGTGGTGGAGGCGGAGTTCCTGGAAATCCAGGTGGAGCTGGAAATACACCTTTTCAAACTCCTCCTCAAGGAAATCCAGGTGGTGCAGCAGCACAATCAGTACCTGATGGTTCAGCTGGAGGTGGCGGTGGCGCACTTGTAGCTGGTGGTACAGCAGGTGGATCAAGCGCACCTGGAGGCGGCGGTGCAACAAGTTCAATTACTGGAACCCCAACAGCTAGAGCTGGTGGCGGCGGTGGAGCTACAGCATCAGGTGTAGACGGAGGTGGACCTGGAAATGGTACACCTGGAACAACAAATACTGGTGGTGGCGGCGGTGGACACCAAAACGGCAGTACTGCAGGAACAGGTGGATCCGGAATTGTAGTTATAAGGTATAAATTTCAAAATTAATATGGAGATTAAATAAATATTATGGCTCATTTTGCAAAAATAGGGATGAATGGAAAAGTTATTCAAGTTTTAACACTTGCAGATAATGATATGTTAGATGCTAATAATCAACCTGATGAAAAAGTAGGTCAACAACATTTAGAAAAAAATAATAATTGGCCTGCAGAAATGTGGGTTCAAACTTCATATAACACTACAGAGAATACACATAAGTTAGGTGGAACACCACTTAGAGGAAACTTTGCAGGTATTGGTTATATTTGGGATGAAGAAAATCAAATTTTTTGGCCTAGAAAACCTCATGGATCTTGGATAAAAGATATTTCAAATGCTAAATGGAAAGCACCAGTTGATGCACCTTCTATAACAGCAGAACAACAAACACAAAACGATGCAGGCACTCATTACTGGTACTATGAGTGGAATGAAGATAACGAAAATTGGGACTTGTCAAATAGTATAAGATAATATATTTATCATGGTGGTGGCATGGAAAAAAAAGTATTAACAGAACAAGCTTTATATTATGGTAATGTTTCAATGCCGAAAGGTTTTGAAATAGATCATATTAAACTATCAAACGACATTATAGAATCAATCATTAAAAGTTCAAAAATCCCTTATTTAAGAAATTTAGATATGTTGGATAGTTACATTAGAGAACATATAAAATGTGACTTTAGGTTGGGATTAGTTACTAAAAATTTTTGGGGAAATATTTATAAACCAAAAGAACTAACAGAACCTTTATTAAATATAAATCCAATGGATTTAAATAACTCTGCAGATTTTACTTTATTATATGGAGTTAAAAATACTGAATGTTTGGTAAAATTTTATTATGACGATAATAGAATAAAAGGAAATGATTGGACAATTTCATTAAATGAAGGTTCATTTGTTATGTTTCCATCAATAAATAAATATATTATTAAAAATAATCATAAAAAAGATTTAAGTAGTATTTTAACTATAACTTATGAACTTAAATAATTATTATTGGTATTTTAAATCAGCAATACCTCCAAAAATATGTGATGATATTATTAAATATAGTTTATCTAAATCAGAAACTATGGCTAGAACTGGTGCCTATGGAAATAAAAAATTATCAAAAGAAGAAACACAAAATTTAAAACTTAAAAGAAATTCAGATTTAGTGTGGCTTAATGAGCCATGGATATATAAAGAATTATACCCATACATTCATCAAGCTAATAAAGCAGCGGGTTGGAATTTTGATTGGGATTTTTCTGAACAAATTCAATTTACAAAATATAAACTAAACCAATATTATGATTGGCATTGTGATAGTTGGAATAAACCTTATGATAAACCTCATAATCTTAATGAACATGGTAAAGTAAGAAAACTTTCAATGACTTGTCAATTAACTGATGGGTCAGAATATAAAGGTGGTGAATTAGAATTTGATTTCAGAAATTATGATCCCCCTTTGAGAGATGAGTCCAAACATTTAAGGCAAGCAAAAGAAATACTACCTAAAGGTTCTATTATTGTATTTCCATCATTTGTATGGCATAGAGTTAAACCAGTAACGAAAGGAGTACGGTATTCATTAGTCATGTGGAATCTTGGATACCCATTTAAATAATATGTATATAAATAATTATTTTAATACGGCAATTTGGTCTGAACAAAAACCTGAGTTTATAAAATCTTTAAATAAAGCATCAGATAAGCATATTAAAGAAGCAAGAAAAAGAAATAAAGATCATATAAAAAATTTTGGTGATTTTGGAATAAGTCATCATTCTACTACTTTAATAGCAGATAATGATTTTTTAGATTTCAGAAAATATATAGGTCAAAAATCTTGGGAATATTTAGATCATCAAGGTTATGATATGTCTCAATATCAAACTATGTTTAGTGAACTATGGGTACAAGAGTTTGCTAAAAAAGGCGGAGGTAACCATTCCGCTCATATTCATTGGAATCAACATGTATCTGGTTTTTATTTTTTAAAATGTTCAGATAAAACTTCTTATCCAATATTTCATGAACCTAGAACAGGTGCACGAGCCACTAAATTAAAAATGAAACCAAATCAAAAAGGTATATGGGGTGGTACAGAAATAATACATTTTAGACCTAAGCCTGGAACATTAATTATATTTCCAGGATACTTAGAACATGAATATGCAGTAGATTTTGGAATTGAACCTTTTAGATTTATACATTGGAACATTCAAGCGGTACCAAAAGAAATGGCTAAAGATGTTTAAAGAATATAAATTACCTAAAGAAAGCTTTGTTGGAGGTTGGTTTATTCCTTCAAAAATTTGTGATGGATTAGTTTCTTATTTTAACGAATTTAGTAAAAACACTACACCAGGTGTAGTAAGCGGAGGTAAAGTAAAAAAAGATGTTAAAGATTCTTTGGATTTAAAAATTAATTCGGATAACTTAGATAAAGAAATATTGGCTTACAGAAATAAATTACAAAAAATTTTAGAATTATATTTAAAAAGATATCCTGAAGTAGATAGATATAATCATTTTAATGTTAAAACATTTAATATTCAAAAATATAATAAAAATGGTGGATTCAAAGAATGGCATTGTGAAAGAGGAGCAATATGTGATATGAGTAGAGTTTTAGTTTTTATGACTTATTTAAATAATATAGAAAATGGTGGAACTCATTTTAAATATCAAAAAATTACTACTCCATCAATAAAAGGTTTAACTTTAATATGGCCTACAGATTTTACTCATACACATAAAAGTGAAATTGTAAATAAAGAAAAAATAATAACAACTGGTTGGTTTGAATTATTATGAGTTTTAAAAAAAACAAATACACAGTAATTAGAAAGGCAATAAATAAAGATTTAGCTGAATTTGTTGCAAATTATTTTTTAATAAAAAAACAAGTACATGATACATGTAAAGAAAAAAGATATATTTCACCTTTTGATCAATCACTAGGTTACTATGAATCTGAAAATGATCAAATTCCAAATACTTTTTCTTGTTATTCAGATATAGCGATGGAAACATTAATGCTAAAATGTCAACCAATTATGGAAAAAACAACAGAATTAAAATTATACCCTGCATATACTTATGCAAGAATTTATAAAAAAGGCGATATTCTTAAAAGACATAAAGATAGATTTAGTTGTGAAATATCTACTACTATGAATTTAGGTGGAGATAATTGGTCAATATATTTAGAGCCATCTGGTGAAAAAGGCATGAAAGGTATTAAAGTAGATTTAAAACCAGGAGATATGTTAGTATATAGAGGTTGTGATTTAGAACATTGGAGAGAACCATTTAAAGGTAAAGAATGTATTCAAGTTTTTTTACACTATAATAATATTAAAACAAAAGGGGCGAAAGATAATATATTTGATAGAAGACCACATATAGGACTTCCAAGTTGGTTTAAAAAATAGTATATTATGATGGGGACAGTGGATATCACCACCTTTCGCTGTTCCCTTCATAATATAAATGAAAAATAATATATAATTTTTTAATTTTTGTTATATAATATTTGTTATTATGCCATTAACTCAACTTAATTTTCAACCTGGTTTAGACACCGAAAACACCGAAACTGGTGCTGAAGGTAGATGGACAGATTGCGATAAGATTAGATTTAGAAAAGGATTACCACAAAAAATAGGTGGTTGGACTAAATTTAGTCAAGATTATTATGTAGGAAGACCAGCAGCGATAGCTTCTTGGATAAGTTTAGATGGTACACGTTATCAATCCATAGCTGGAGATAAAAAAATTTACGTTTATCAAGGTGGTAGTAATTTAGATATTACACCAATAAGACAATCTAATACTTTAAGTAATGTTTTTTCTACAACTGATACTAGCTCTAATGTAGTAGTTAATCATATTGGACATGGTGCTTTACTAGGTGATTTTGTAACTATATCTAATGTAACTGCAAATGTAGGTGGAATTACTACTACTGATTTAGAAAATGAATTTGAAATAGTTAATATAAACAATGCTGATGCTTACACCATTACAACACCGGGTACAGCAACTTCTACTGTAACTGATTCAGCTAACTGCGATATAAATTATCAAATAAATACTGGTCCTATTGTTCAAACTTTTGGATATGGTTGGTCAGCAGGTACATGGTCATCAAGTACATGGGGAACACCTAGAACATCATCTAATGTTGTACTGGACGCAAGACAATGGTCATTAACTAATTGGGGAGAAGATTTAATTTTAACTCAAAGAGATGGTGGTACTTATGAATGGGATACATCAGCAGGATTATCTGCTAATCCAGCTACTCCTATAGCAAATGCTCCTACAGCTTCTACTTTATCAGTAGTTTCAACAGAGACAAGACATTTAATTTGTATGGGAACAGAAACTACAATTGGTACAGCTAATACACAAGATAAATTATTTATAAGATGGTCAGATCAAGAAAATTATAATTTTTGGACTCCTAATGCAACTAACTCAGCAGGTTCACAAAGAATTGCTGGAGGAAGCGAAATAAGATCAGCTAGAGCTTCAAAAGGTACTATTTTAGTATGGACAGATACAACACTTCAATCAATGTCTTTTATTGGTCCTCCTTTTATATTTGGCTTTCGTCAATTGGGTAATGATTGTGGAGCTGTAGGAATTAATAGTACAATAGTAATAGATGATGTAGCTTATTGGATGTCTGATGGCCAATTTTTTAGATTTGCAGGTGCTGTTCAAGAAATACCTTGTCCAATATTAAATCATGTATTTGATGATATAAATAAAACTCAATATCCTCAAATTTATGCTGGACAAACTTCTGACTTTTCTGAAGTTATATGGTATTATTGTTCAGCTTCATCTGATTATATTGATAAATATGTAATTTATAATCACTTAGAAAATAGCTGGTATTTTGGTAATTTATCTAGAAGTACATATATAGATAATGGTGTAGAATTAAATCCTATTGCAACAGAGTTTTTTCCTAACTCTACTGCTAATACTTATTCTACAATATATGGTCTTGCACCTGGACGAAGTTTAATTTATAGACATGAAGATGGTGTTGATGCTGATGGATCAGCAATCACTGCTTATATAGAATCAGGTGATGGAGATATTGCAGATGGAGAGAATTTTAGTTTTATTAATAAAGTTATACCCGACTTTAAAAATCAAACAGGAAACGCTACTATTACTTTATCAGCTAGAGATTATCCTAATAGCTCTAAGACTACAGGAGAGGTTATAACAGTGTCAAATACGACAGCTTTTTATAATTCTAGAATACGAGGTAGACAATCTTCCATTAAAATAGAAAGTGACGAATTAGGTAGTAATTGGCGATTTGGTACATTAAGAATCAATGTAAGACCAGATGGAAAAAGATAAATATAAGATTAGATTAGCTCGTATAGATGACGCTGTTAGAATACGAGAATTATTGAAAACATGGCTTATAGAAGCTCCATTTAACTTTGGAAACACCAATAATAAAAAAGCTCTTGAAAATATAGTATTTTACATTCGAAATAGTTTTGTTATAGTAGTAGAATATGAAAATAATATTGTAGGAACTATGGCTGCTACAATAGACGAAACTTGGTATAGTGATAAAAAGTTTTTAAGAACTTTATGGTTACATATACATCCTAAGTATCGAAACTTTCATATCTTTAAAGCTATAATGTTAGTTTTTAAAGAATACGCATTAGCTAAACGAGTAACAGCAATATGCGAAGTATTTCAAGGTAAAGACGTTGAAAGAAAACACAACGCCTTTGTCAAATTAGGATATAAAAATATTGGAGGAACATATATAATCAATGGGTAGTATCTTTAAACCACAAACAACTGTTGTTCAAGCACCAAGTCAACAAACTGTTACTTCACAAATTCCTGAATACTTTAAAGAGATTCAAGAAAGAACTTTAAGAACAGCAGAGAATGTTTTTACACAACCTTATGAAGGATATCAAGGTCAAAGAGTTGCGCCTTTATCTGGAGGTGAACAAGCAGCAGCCAATGTATTTAGTACACAAATTTTACCACAAGCTGGACAGTTAGCTCAAATAGGAGCACAAACTTTTGATACTGCAACAATGCAACAGTATATGAATCCTTATACTAATGCTGTTATTCAATCTACACTATCTGATTTAGGAGAAACTTATGGTCAACAACAAAGAGCTATGGCAACACAAGCTATAGGCGCAGGAGCTTTTGGTGGAAGTAGAGAAGGTGTAGAAAGAGCTTTAGGTAGAGAAAGATATTTAGATCAAGTTGCTGATGTATCAAGTAGATTAAGACAAGCTGGTTTTGAATCAGGTGCACAAAGATTTGCGCAAGATAGAGCAACACAATTACAAGCAGCACAATCTCAATTATCAGGACTTGCTGGTGCTGCAGCTGGATTAGGTCAATATGGAGCTACAGCTAGAGGAATAGAACAAGCTGGACTTGCTGAAGCTTATAGAGATTTTATTGAAGAAAGAGAATATCCAGCAGGACAAATTAGACAAATGGTTGGTGCATTAGCAGGAGCACCTATAAGAACTTATGGAGAAGAACGATCAGGCTTTGTAGGAACACCAGTAGGTGCGCCTAGTACCTTTAGTCAAGTAGTTGGCGCAGGTCAAGCTCTTGGTGGTTTCTTTTAGGAGGTTAATATGGCTATAATTTTTGCAGAAGATCAAGCTAATCCAGGTGGATTACAAAAACTTCAAATTGAAGAAGACAAGTTAGAAGATATTTCTAAAGAAGATTTAAAAACTATAGAAGAAGCTCCTTCATTTACTTCTTTAGAAATGATGATGGGTAACACTAAAGGAACTGTTCCCGATGATGGTAAAATCGAAGTACAAGGCGGTAACGCACTTAAAGATCAAGTAGGTAATAAAAAAGATGATGGTGGTGATGAAAAAAAGAAAAGTGGCTTTTCAGCGTTTGTATCTTCTGTAGGTGATGCTTTAACTGGAGTAGTTTCTGGTGTAGAAAATAGAATGGAAGCTATTTACGAGGATCCTAAAAAAAGAAGAAGTTTTTTACAAGGTTTAAATACAATTATAAAATCATCTGGTTATACTCCTATAGGTCAAGCTAAATCTGCTGTAGGTATGATTGCTGAGGGACAAAAACAAGGTTTCGTTGAAGACTTAGCTATTAGACAAAAAGAAAAAGGATTAGATATTGAAAGATTAAAAGCTTTGAAAAACGAAAAGAGGGTCGCTGATCCTAAAGATAAAGTTATTGCAGATTTATTTAAAGATTACAATGATAACTTTAATAAAAACAAAGGTTCTAAGTTAGCTACAGAAAGAACTTATAATGAATTATTAAAATTAAAAGATTATACTCCTACTGGTATTTTAGAAAATGTATTTGCTCCATTAGAAGAAGTGGCTGTAAGTTTAGGTTATGGAGATTTTTTAACTGAAATGAGGAAAAAATTTGCAGAAAATCCTGACGCTGTAGCTTCTGCTGAAGAAATTGTTAAGTTTAAATCAATACTTGATTCAGGAGCAAGTAATAGAATTTTAGGTAAAGCTAAAGAATTATATCCAGTATCTAACGTTGACTTACAATTATTATTAAAAGGCGCAGGTAGTTTAAAAACTAACCCTCAAGCATTAAAAGTATTATTAGCTGCAGAAAGAAGTTTAGCTTTAATTGAAGATGAAGCATATCCTATTGCTTCTAAATTAGCTTATCCTGGAGGATCTGAAACAGGCTCTGTTGGTTTTCAAAACGAAGCTGCTGAATTAGCTGCACAAAACATAGCAGTTAAATTTGAAAAAGATGTTAAAGATGAAACTTTAAAAGAGTTATTTGGAAGCACAGAAAAAACACCATTTAGAATTATACAAGCTAAACTATATCAAGATTTACAAGCTGATAAGTCTATTCCAGAAATCAGTGCATTTGACAAATTCTTAGGAGCACAAGCTGAAAAAGAAAATGAAATAGACGATATTAAAAAGAAATATCAATAGGGTATTAATGTGGCTGAAGTTAAACTTAATGAGGAACAACAAAAAGATTTCGAAAGATTAATCGAACTCGGACAAGATCCTAAAGACGCACAAGCTATTGTAACTGGTACATTTACTGGTGAAACTAAAAAGATAGATACAACTCAATCTCAAGAAGAAATAGAAAAACAACTTTTAGCAGACGAAGGTTATAATTTAGATTTAATTAAAAATGCAAATAAAGAAGCTGAAAAATCTTATAACGAAATATTAGTAGATGATGTAGGAATAGAAACTGAATCTGGTTATGTATCAAAGAAAAATTTATATAATTTAGAGGGTATAGATACAAGTAAAGAAAATGAAATAAAAGGTGATATAAGATTTGATTTAGGATTTGGTTTAGATACTGATCAAGCTAAAACTAGAAATATAAAAAGTCTTTTAATTAAAAATTTAGAATCACAATATGGTGTTGATAAAGTAAATGAATTTAAAGATAAGATTGATGTAAAATTTAAAGAGTTAAAATATAAAGACAGAAAAACTAAAGGTTTAATTTATAAACTTCCAGAAGAATTAGGTGGCACTGGTTTTTATTCTGCTGTTGATTCACCTTCATTATCTAAAGCTGATATATCTGATGCTGTAGCAGATACAGGACCTATCGTTGCATCAATTATTGGCGGTACTTTTGGTAGTTCTTTAGGACCGGCGGGTACAGTTGCAGGTTCTGCAGGCGCTGCTTTTATTACTGAGTATGCAAGATTACAATATGGTTATCATAAGTTAGGTTTACAAAATGATATGTATACGCCAGAAGAATTTGATCAAGTGGCTCTTGATGCTGCAGCAAAATATGCGGCTTTTGATGCAGCTGCAACTGCTGGTTTTTTAGTTGCTGCAAAAGCTATTAAAGCAACTGTTCTTGGATCAGATCAATTAAGTAGTTCTACTATTAAAGAGTTTATAGAAACTAAAGGTAAAACAGATACTGGTTTATTTGATCGTATACAAAAAACTAAAAATAAAATGAAAAACGAATTTAATCTTACTGATAAAGAAGCTGATGAATATTTTGCAGTTGCTGTAGGAAAAGGTATTTTAGAATCAAATCAATTAATTAAAAAAACTGGATCAGCGAAAGCTGCTGTATTAGCTGACGAAGTTAATTCATTAAAAAGTAAAGCTTCTATTAAAGCAATAGAAGATAAAATTTTAAAGAAAACTACTGGACTAAATCAAGTAGATAATGTAACTGCTGATTCTTTAATTGAGGGTGTAGAAAATCAAGTTAAAGGTCAAGCTCAAATTGCTCTTAATAAAGCTAATTTAGAATTATTAGAAAACTCTACACAAGTTGCTAAATTAGAAGGTAGTTTTATAGATGATATAGGAACAAAATATTTAGATGAATTCGGTGTTTATTTAGATGATACTTATAGAAATTTACAATCTCAAATAACAAAACTTGATGATTCTATATTAACAGGAATAAATAAAAATAAAGAACCTGTTACATTTCAATTAGATGAAACATTTAGAATATTAGATAAAGAAATAAAAAGATTTAATTTAAAAGGTATTCTTCCAGCTAATATTAAAAAAGTACCAAAAGGACCTAGAGCTAAAGAAATTAATATTCAAAAAGCAATAGATAATAATAAATTAGTAATGTTAAGACAATTATTTGATAATGCTGGATTCACTCAACAAGGTACTAATCTTAAAACTATTTTAGAAGGTTTTAAAACTTTAGAGAAACAAGGTAAATTAACTTTAAAAGATGTATATACTTTAAAAAATGCTATTGGTTTATTAGAAGAAAGCACAACTAATAGAACAAGTCAAGGTGTATTAAGAAATTTAAATGGTAGTCTTACTGAAACTATTTCAAATTTTTTAGTTAAAACTGGCGATGATAAATTAGCAAAAAATGTTGCTGATAGATTTCAATTACTTAATTTAAAAAGAGATACAATTTTTAAAAACTTTTCAGATGAGTTTGGAGGTGGACAGACTACAGAAGGTTTAGCTAAAGCAACTAGAAAAAGTGAAAGTTTATTTAAATCATTAATTGATGATACTGTTGAGGCTAGAGAAAAATCTGCAGCGTTTGGTCAAATATTTAAAACGGATAATGTAGTTCCAACCGCTGATCAAGTTAAAATTAAAAAAGCTTTATATAAAAATTATTTTGATAATGTACTTGAAAGAGATGGCGTTAGAAAAATGTCTCATAATGAATTTTTTAAAAAGTTTGGTAAAAATTATGAAAACATTTTAAGTAAAGAAGAATTTAGTAAATTAAAAAGTACGACTAAAGTATTAGATGAGTACGAAAAATTAAATGAATTTGTATTAGATCAAAATGCAGTAGTTCAAAAATATTTACCAGGAATTAAAAATTGGGATGCTTTAAGTAGTTCAGGGCCTGGTGAAATTGTAGAACATATTATTAAAAAATCTGGTAAAGATAATATTACTGGATTAATTAATGCTTTACCTACTAAAACTGTAAATGACATTCGTTCTATTTTTTTACAAAGAATGATGAAAGATGTATCTGGTTCTTTTGAAAATAAAGGTATTTATAGAATGATGGGTGGAGAGTCAGTTGAAACTTTAAATGGACAAAAACTTAATCAATTTTTAGATAAAAATAGATCAACTATATTACAGCTTTATGATAAAAACTTTTTTAGTACATATAGAGAAATAGGTAATGTTTTAGAAATGTTACAAACACCTGTTGGAGCAGGTGGAGCTGCTGGACAAAAAAGTTTAGTAGATGCTGCAAATCAAGCTGGGTTATTTATTGATATATTTGCTGGACCATTAAACCACAAAAGATTAATACTTAATAGAGTATCTAGAATTTTAAGTGGATTTGATATTAACGCTGATAATTTATTTTTATTTACTGATTATGGTAAATTTGTAAATGCTGCTAAGAAAAACTTTTTAGCTGGAAACTATCCTAGATTTATGGATAAACTTCCTACAGCAAAACGAGAAGCTGTAATAGATAAAGTTTTAAAATCAATAAAAGCAGAGGATACTAAAGTTGGTAAATTTTTATCTAAAGAAGCTAATTTAGATAATATTGTTAATAGATTAAATTTTGGTTTTAATAGAGGAGCAGGTTTAAGAAAAACATATACTCCTAATCCAGCTAAAAATCCATTAGTATATAAAGAGTATGGTGAAGATAAATTTGAAGAAATACAAAACGAAGATCCCATGCAACAAGACGCTGATGTATTTTTTCCTGTAGATGCTACAGCTAAATATGCAATACAAGCTTTAAAAGATGTATTTGGAGCAGGATTAAGTCTTTATAAAAAAGGTAAACAATCTATTGAGAGAGCTAAAGCAGAAGAAAAACGAGATTTTGATAAAGAAGACTTTGAAAAAGAATTCGGAAAGGGTGAGTGATACCAAAAAATAAAGGTTGTTTCGCAGAGAATTTAGCTATCTGTTGGTTACAAGAAAATAATTATTTTGTATTTACAGGTTGCCAAACACATTCGGCTGTAGACTTAGTTGCAGTAGACCCTGTAACATTTAAAACTAGATTATTTGATGTTAAAGTAGAAAATAAAAGAAAAGATGGAAGCTCTATATCTAGAGTACCTAGAATTAAAAATAAAAATATTGAAATAATTAAAGTAGATTTAAACACAAAAAAGTGTAGAATAGTAGAAAAAAGAGGTGTTACATGGAGTTAAGAACTAATACTGATATGATCGTTGTACATTGTGCTGCAACTAAAGCTACAATGGATATTGGCTACGATGAAATTAGAAAGTGGCACGTGGATCAAAATGGTTGGGATGATGTTGGTTACCATTTTATTATTAGACGTAATGGTAAATTAGAA